TATTAAATGAATGGGAGTCAGTACGAAAAGACCCTGAAACTAAGGAGTATTTAGACACCTGTACTTATTGTATCTCTATGTCTAAGCCTTATGTAGTGGAGTTTGTAGAGACAGAAAATAAATACTTAGAAACTGTTGACTTACCTAAGGAAATGTGATATAATATTACTATAGTACCAACAAAGAAACTAAGGTTCTAGACTTAAGGTGATAACGATTATGATTATCACTTTAGGTAAACAACTTTAGGTCTACACTAAAGACTAAGGTGACACTTAAGAGGTAAACCCTGCCTGTTTTGTGTCTTATTTTAAGAGGGTATATGTCAAAAACATTGGCATATTTTTAAAGGAAAACTATAAAGATGATTACAAAAGGCGTAGCTAAATATGTGTACTTAGATTCAACAGAGAAATTTAATGGTGAGGACACTGGTAAGTACACTCTAACTGTAGGTCTAGCACCTGCAGAGGTGAAGGTCCTAGAAGATATGGGCGTAAAGGTCCGTACTGTGACTGATAAAGATACAGGCAAAGAGATTCGTATCCGTAAATTCTCTACTCAATATAAGTTAGATGATAATATGATTCAGACTGTCAGTGGTGAGTCTATCGGTACTGACTTCGGTTCAGGTTCAGATGTTCAGGTCTTATGGAAGGCAGGTAACGAGCACCCAACACACGGTGTAGCGACATACTTGACAGCCATCAAGGTAGCAGATGAACACGAGCCTGGGTATAAAGGTGCCAACGAGGAAATCTCAGAGTTTTTAACAGCATAACACTGTTATGTCAGAGTTCACGAAACACGAGCCGTGCCTAGCGTGCGGTTCTAAGAACAATCTGGCTAGGTATTCTGATGGTCACGGTCATTGTTTTGGCTGTGGTCATTGGGAACCACCTACAGATGGAAGTTATGATGATTTAAATACTATAGAGGAGCGGAATGGTATGATACAGACCAAAGGTTTCAGTGGTGCAATCCCCGAAAGAAACATCTCTAAGAAAATCTCAGCCAAGTTTGGTGTAAGAATTTCACACGGAGAAGATGGTAAAATTAACAAACATTACTACCCTTACTTTGATAGTAAGACTGGTGATATCCTAGGCTACAAGGAGAGAGATGTAGCTACAAAGGGGTTCGGAATCAATGGTACCAATAAAGGTGCAGGTCTATTCGGACAGAATATATTTAAGGAAGGAGGTAAGTATTTAACTATCACTGAAGGTGAGCTAGATGCTATGTCTGTCAGTGAAATGTTTGATGGTAAGTGGGCTGTAGTCTCACTGAAGAATGGTGCCAGTGGTGCACTACGTGACATCAAAGATAACCTAACTTATATTGAGTCATTCGATAATATTGTATTATGTTTTGACCAAGATGAAGCAGGTAAGGAAGCTATTAAGGCAGTGAGAGACGTGATTAGTCCTAACAAACTAAGGTTAGTCACACTACCTATGAAAGATGCTAGTGATATGCTTATGAATGGCAGGATTAAGGACTTCACTGAAGCCTGGTGGAATGCTAAAGGCTACACACCTGCAGGTATCGTGAGAGGTGAAGATACTTGGGAGCACCTACAGAAAGATGCAGACCTAGTCACTGTCTTATACCCGTGGCAGGCACTCAATGAAGTGACGTATGGATTCAGACAGAAAGAACTGGTGACCATTACTTCGGGTAGTGGTATGGGTAAGTCTAGTGTAGTGAAGGAGCTAGAAGCACACATCTTAAACGAGACTGATGATAACCTAGCCATCATTCACCTAGAGGAATCAATCGATAGGAGTGTCAAAGGCTTGATGTCTATTGAAGCTAACCTCCCTATCCATATACCTAAGTATGAAGAGATGTTGTCAGATGAAGAGAAGAAATCTCTATGGAAGAAGGCAGTAGCAGATAAGAATGTATTCTTCTACGACCACTTCGGTAGTATGTCAGAGGATAGTCTACTGTCTGTCATCAGGACATACGCCAAGAGCTTTGATTGTAAGTGGATTATCCTAGACCATCTATCTATTGTAGTATCTAGTCAAGAAGGTGTACAAGATGAGCGTAAAGCTATCGATGCTATTATGACTAAGCTAAGAAAGATAGTACAAGAGACTGGCGTAGGCTTGTTCCTTGTGTCTCACTTGAAGAGACCTATGGGTAAGGCACACGAAGAAGGCGGACAGGTGAGCCTCTCAGAGCTTCGAGGTTCTGCAGCAATCGCACAGCTAAGTGATATAGTCATCGGACTTGAGAGGAATCAACAAGCAGATGATGAGAAGGATAGGAATACCACTACACTCAGGGTAATTAAGAATAGATTCTGTGGTCTGACTGGTAAAGCAGGTCAGTTAATCTATGATAAGGATACTGGTAGGCTGAAGGAGGGAGGTAACAATGAAGCATTCTTCTGACGCTAAGAGATGTTACTTCGATATTGAGACTGACGGCTTAGATGCAACTAAGGTACACTGTATCTGTGCTATGTTAGATGATGATGTAACAGTATATAATTTTATAGGAGAGAAACCATATGAAGACTTCAGAGACTGGCTTATACTGGAAGACGTACGAGTTCTTGTTGCTCACAACGGGATTGGCTTTGATGTCCCTGTTCTGCGTAGGCTTAGTGGGGACGTTTGGGATTTTAGTATACGAGACACTCTTGTCCTCTCTCGGTTAGCCAATCCTTCACTAGAGGGTGGACATTCCCTAAAGGCGTGGGGTGAGAGGATACATAATTTAAAGGGTGACTATGAAGGAGGATGGGAGATCTTCAACCCTGAGATGTTAGCCTACTGTCAACAAGATGTAAGATTACTAAAGGACCTATACCGTAGACTCGAGGTGCAACTTGAAGACTTCGATGAAGTGAGTATAGAATTAGAACATAAGGTAGCTGAGATAATCTACCAACAAGAACAAACAGGAGTATTATTTGATGAAAGAAAAGGATATGAATTATTGGCAGAACTTAAAGAAAAAGTTCACGAGATTGTACTGGAAGTGCGTGAGGTATTTATTCCCCTCCCTATTTGGCGAGCGTTAGTACACCCAGGAGATAAGTGTCATCGTAAGGATGGTACTATCTCTAAGAGGTATCAAACACAGTTAGATAGAGGTGCACACTACGATAGTGACGGTGACTGGGGGTATAAAGATTACCCTGAGTTTAACCTAGGCAGTAGACAACAGGTGTCCCGTTATCTTCAACACTTTGGGTGGTCACCTACTGAGTGGACAGATAAAGGTTCAGTGATTGTGAATGAGAAGGTGTTAGCTAATGTAGATATACCTGAAGCTAAGATGATTATGGAATACTTCACTATCTCTAAGCGTGTAGCTATGGTTAAAGCCTGGCTCGAAGCAGTTGGAGATGATGGAAGGATACACGGTAGAGTCAACAGCTGTGGTGCAGTGACAGGACGTATGACACACAGCAAACCTAATCTAGCACAGGTCCCTGCTATCTATTCCCCTTATGGTGAGGAGTGTAGAGAGTTATGGACTGTACCTGAAGGTAAGTGTCTAGTAGGTATTGATGCTAGTGGTCTTGAGTTAAGAATGTTAGCTCACTATATGAATGATAAGGATTACACAGAGGAGATATTAAATGGAGACATACACACCGCAAATCAAGTGGCTGCAGGACTTCAATCAAGAGATCAAGCTAAAACTTTTATCTATGCCTTCTTGTATGGAGGAGGTGATGGCAAAATCGGGGAAATCGTTGGCGGAAAAGCACAGGATGGTAAGAGACTTAAAGCAAAGTTCCTTGATAATACGCCTGCACTTAGAGAGTTACGAGGAGAGGTTGACAGAGGAAGCAGTAAGGGTTGGATTAGAGGACTAGATGGTAGGAGATTACACATCAGGTCAGCTCACTCAGCATTGAATGTACTACTACAATCAGCAGGTGCTATCGTTATGAAGCAAGCACTGGTACTGCTAGAGAAGTTCGCTTCTACATATAAGATAGACTATAAGTTTGTATTGAATGTACACGATGAGTTCCAGGTAGAAGTTAAAGAGACACAAGCAGAACAGTTCGGAAGACTAGCCGTTGATTGTATCATCAGAGCTGGTATAGATTTTAAACTAAACTGTCCGTTGGATGGTGAATATAAGGTAGGTAGCAATTGGGCACAGACACACTAGTAGAAGACATCTATAAGCTGATGGATACCAAGGTGGTAGCTGAAGGCGTGGATGTAGAGAAAGTAATACAGGACTTCGGTGAGAATATGAAGTCAATTTTAATCAACAACATCACAGCACACGAGTTCGATAAACGTAAGCTACGTATGTCTAACATCGGTAAGAAAGATAGACAGTTGTGGTATGGTTACAATGGATATAAAGGAGAGGAACTACAGCCACACGTATATATTAAGTTCCTATATGGACATCTAATTGAAGAGATGGTACTAGCCTTAGTCAAGCTATCAGGTCACGAGGTGACAGATGAGCAGAAGAAGGTAGAGGTATCAGGCATCAAAGGAAGTATGGACTGTAAGATTGATGGTGTCCTAACAGATGTTAAGTCAGCTAGTAGTTATGGCTTTAAGAAGTTTAAGGATGGGAGTCTAATTGATAATGACCCCTTCGGATATGTGGACCAGATCAAAGGGTATGCTCACGCTGAGAAGACTACTGATGTAGGTTGGTTAGTAATGGATAAGACTACAGGACATCTAACCTTCTTGAAGTATGATATGGCTGATGAATCTAAATGGTACTGGACTAAGCTAAACTTCTTCTCTATCGTAGAGAGAATCAAAAAGATTAAAGCTATAGTGACTAACACTAAGCCACCTACTAGATGTTATGAACCAGTGGCTGATGGGAAGTCAGGTAATATGAAGTTGCCTGTAGGGTGTAGCTACTGTGCCTTCAAGCACGAGTGTTACCCTGAGCTACGTACCTTCATCTATTCTAATGGACCTAAGTTTCTAGTAGAGGTAGCGAGAGCACCTACTGTTATGGAAGTAGATAAGGATGGTAATAGAATTAAGAATGATGAGGATGCAGATGAGTTCTTCTCCACGCCACAGGCTGGAGCCTAGTGATGCCTAAGTATAGAAGTAAACTAGAGAAGGAATGCCACCAGTTACTAGGACAAAAGGACTGGGAGTATGAACCACATAAGGTAGCATATACTATGCGTAAGAATTATATGCCTGACTTCGTACGAGGTGACTACTACATTGAGGTCAAAGGTTTCTTTAGACCAGGTGATACCGCTAAGTATAAAGCTATCGCTGAACAGTTGAGGTTTGAGAGTAAGGAGTATATCTTCCTGATGCCTAAGCCTGACAGTAGGGTACGTAAGGGAGGTAAGATAACCTACCGACAGTGGTGTGCTAAGCATAAGATAAAGATATTTTCAACGAGTGAAATTAAGGAGTTAAAAGAATGGACAAGGAACAAACAACAGATAACATAAACCCTAACCACTACAAGCAAGGGAATATTGAGGTGATAGATTTTATTATTGACCAGGATTTTAATTACTTAGAAGGCAACGTCATTAAATATGTCAGTCGCTATAAGTTTAAGAACGGTGTAGAAGATTTAAAGAAAGCACAATGGTACTTGAAGGAGCTGATAGATGTTAACGCTTGAAGAGCTTAAGGAGAGGATTGAAGCAGAGGGGTATGATGAATGCCTCATCTGTGAGACCCTGGAGGTGAGCACTAGGGAATTACTAGATGCTTTCGAAGATAAATTAATATGTAAGCGTAAGGAGTTTGCTGATGACGATGACACTTGAATCTTTTATTCTATATAACATTGTTATGTCGACCTTAAGTTGGTACTTAATTAAGAGACAATCTGAGCTTGAGTATGACAATGGATTTATGGATGCAGTACAGTTACATAATGAGGGCAGACTTACCTACTCTTCAGAGATACTAGAGGATGGCGTAGAGATGTTGACTATTGAGGTGGCAGATGAATAAAGATATACACGTAAAGAAAAGAGATGGTACACTAGAGCTACTGGACTATGATAAGATTCATATGATGTTAACCCAGTGTGCTGAGGGACTTAAGGTATCTGTATCTGATGTAGCACTTAACGCACATCTAAAGATTGCTAATAAGATGTCATCAGTTGCTATACAACAGACACTTATTAAGAGTGCCAGTGAGAAGTTAACACCTGAGCATCCTGACTATGGGCTACTAGCAGGTAGATTGTTAGTCACTAATATGCGTAAGGAAGTGTACGGTAGCTTTGAACCTATCAACTTCTTAGACTACATCAAGAAGAATGTTAAGTCTAAGTTGTATAGCCCTGAGATACTAGAGAAGTACACTGAAGAAGAGATTGCATACCTAGGTAGCTACTTAGATTATGATAATGATTTAGAGAGAGTACACTCAAGCATCACACAGTTAGAGAGTAAGTACCTCATTAAGGATGTTAAGACTGACACTCCCTTAGAGATGATTCAAGAGACGTTTATGATTATCCCTATGGTTATTTTTGCTGATGAAGGAGATGCTAAGCTAGGGTATGTGTTGGACTTCTATAAAGCACTGAAGAATGATGAGATTAGTTTACCTACTCCAGTCATTAGTGGTGTACGTACTAGACTTAAGATGTTCTCTAGTTGTTGTAAGATTAAGATGGGTGACAGTAGTGAATCTATCCT